ATCATTAACTCCCTGAATATTAGCTGTTCCAACAGAATTAATAGCATCAATCTGACTTGTAGCAGTATTGTTAATGTCAGTTAATTTGCCGCTAAAATTATCATTGAATTCTTTAATCTTAGCCTTTGTGTCATTATTATTATCATTTGCTTCTTTGGCAATAGAATTAATTTTATTTAGCCAAACTTGTAATTCTGTAGGATTGCCTGGTGGAGTAGTAGAACCCCAAATGTCTAATGTGTCAAGAACCAAAGAAGAAGTAGCAAGAGTTGTCAAATTATATTCGAAAACACTTTGGTCAATTGTTTTATCTTCATTAATTTCATAAAAAGTAATTGCGAATTCAATTCTGCCTGCAATCTGAGTAGATTCACTCTGAATTGTCCAACCAAATACGATTTTCCCATCAACAGAATTAGTATCTATTTCAGTAACAGGATATAAACCACGATTTGTTATTTTACCGTCTGTATTAACCCACTGAACAACACATGTCTTTGTAGATAAATCTATATCATCAAAATATCGGTCACAAACAAAATAAATAGTTTCAGCCTTTGTTTCTTTCTTCGTAGCCAAAAACTTAAATTCGTCAGGAATACTAATCTGTCTAGTATCTAAGTCAATAGGAATTCTTGGTTCTGTACTTGGAAGTGTTGTACGAACAACAGTTACACCTTTCTGAATATCTAACAGGGCTTGTTTATATTCTTCTGCCGTAGTAATCACTAATCCCCACCTCCATTTGCTTTATTGATTTTATCATATATTTCTATATTCATTTCTGTCATAGAAACAATTTTCTGATATAGTTCACTAATAGAATTATTTAATTCAGTAGACACAAATGTTAAATGTGAAGCTGCATAGTTCTTAACATCTAAATTTACGTCTATAAAATTAGTAGTATAACAAGTATGATTTTTCACATCTATTATTATTAAACCAATTTGGCAATCACCATTTGATATCCTAATAGTAGAAGAAAAATCTAATTTACATATATGAAAATTCATCCGTTCGTCTAATTTAATTAAAGAACAAACATCATAAATATTATTTTTATCAAAAATTAGAACTTTAATTGAATCATAATTATAATTGTCAGGTATATAAAATTCAATTTCTGAAATATCATTATTGTCTGAAGATATTTTATTAGCTCTAATTTTATTATCTTTATCTAAAACTATATTGCCCAATGTATGTCTCCTTTCTTATTTTTAATAATTTATAACGCAAAAAAGAGTTGCGTTTTTAACAACTCTTTACAATAATCAATATTTTAAAATTTATTTTAAAGCTATTAGCAGGAATCGAACCTACAATTACCGATTACATCAGTTGCTCTACCAATTGAGCCATAACAGCATACATAATTTTTAATTTTTCTCCACATACTAATCCAAAATATCAATCAATAGGAGACTACCTATGAATGCATCATACAAAACAACAATCCAATTTAAAGATTTATACATTCCAGTGAAAATGCTCAAAGTATCACATAACAATTCCATAGAACTTAATCAACTTTGCAAAGATTCAAAAGAACGAGTGCGATACATCAAATATTGTCCATCTTGTAACAAGGAAATCCACAATGAAGATATTGTCAAAGGATATAAATATGCAGAAGATAAATATGTCACCTTATCCAAAGAAGATATAGAATCTATTACAACTTCCAAAGATAGAACACTTACGATAGAATATTTCTGCAAGCCAAAAGAAATATCAGACTTGCTTATAGAAAAATCATATTATCTCATTCCTGAAATGGAAGCAGAAGTGAAGTATGAACTTTTTCGTAAAGCAATGACTACGAATAGAGTAGTAGCAATTGCTGAAATTGTATTGGGTACAAAACAAGAATTGGTCGCATTATTCCCAAACAAGAATTGCATTATTGCGACTATATTGTTTTATGAGAATGAGATTAACGAATTGCCAATATTTATGCAACATAAGATAGATAAACAACAACTTGAAAATCTCAAAAAAGATATTTTAGATTGTACTAAAGAATTTAATTGGGAATCTCATTATGATAAATACCAAAAGAAGTTAAGACAATTGATATTTGACAAGATTCCGAAATAGTCTGTACGAGATTTGAACTCGTGATTCTGCCTTGAGAGGGCAACGTCTTAACCGCTTGACAAACAGACCATAATCAGCATAAAGCACTAACTAGCTGATATTGCACTGTACACATGCAGTTATTTAAAATTTAGTCGCTTATCAGCAACCTAATTCATGCTTCCACATTTTACTCATTCCTAACTCGTGTGTCTTACACGTCAAATGCATGATATGTATATGAGCAACCGTTTACAATATTATTCTCCACATATTTTCAGTCTTGGGAGCAAAGACCAATTGATAAGGTTTAATGACTCTTATCCAACAATATTCCCATTGTAAAAATCAGAAAAGACAATTTGCCATTTCTTACAAAACTCGATGGATGGTCTTAATCTTTTAATGTTTTTGCAAGTGCTTTTCGTTCACGTTTTCCGCTACACTGCTTTAGGGTTAAGCATACCTCTGAAATACTCGAATAAACACTGATAGCAGTACAGCATTTATTGTCAACATATACTTACAACTCGATGGAAGTAAGAGCATATAACTATCTTGCTTTTATGATACATAAATCAAGTTTTCGTGTAAACACGACTACAAGTAAAAATCCAAAGATTTTTGTTCATTATAGTTTCTCATTAATGTAGAGAATCACAAAAGAACAGAATTGATATAGATACTGCTTCTGCTGAAAATCTCGAAGATTTTCGATTTTATATATACTAACCCTATGTTTCGTGTGCACTCGTTCCATTTGCACAATTGGGGCGACATAGGGCAGTAGTAGGACTTACAATGCTACATGAATAGCAATGCCAAGATATGTTAATCGTCTACTAAGGCAAGACCTCTCCTTGTGTCAAAATACAATGTTATATACATTGTGAAACAACACCGCCAATGAGCAGTAAGCAGTGGGAAATTTTAGACCGTTCCAAGGTCAATAATTTCGCAAACCGACCTTTATATTTATATCACATATCGGTCAGTGACAGCTCACTTGTTTTCAAACCGCCATAGAGTAGTAGCGATAGTAGTTTTTACGATTGGTATCTACTAAAACTATGCATTAAATCTCTCAATTTATTAGTCGGATAGAGCAGTGACCGACACTCACTGTTTGTTTTATAATGGTTTATTCTCCACAATACACTCTCTTTAACGTGATTGCCTTTAGAGATCAATAATTCATAATATCATCTACTTCACCAAAAAGCTGATTATATCTGGGATTCCGATACTTTCTCTCAAGCTCCTAGTATCACAAGGCATCAGATATGTAACTAAAATCCACTTCTGAATACATATCCTATCCAACTTCTTTCACGCTCAAGGTTGATGTCCTATCTTGCGCTATCCATCGTGGGAGAGTAGGTATGGTTCACCTTACGATTTTTACAGGCTTCGTAACCTCTACATAATACGATTTTGGTGAGATTCGTAACTCAACAATATAAAAGTCTGCCAACTAATTGGCAGACCGCCCTTACTCTCGCAAGAGTGTAAGCAGCTTGTATTATATTATTCTCTTGTTTCATATCTATAAAAATGCTACAATAGTTTTGTCCCGATACGGACTAAGGAGGAATTGCCCATGAAAGCAGTTTTGAATTCGTCCAGCCCAATATAACTAAGCAGCTAAGGACATGAAATAAGCGGAACTGAAACCGCTCAAGTGCTTATCCGTGTTAAGAAAGAACAAGACGGTAACTTGCTTTGTTACATAGTAGGTATAGTAACAATGCCACAACGGAGTTGGAAAATAAATTCAGCATAAGGCGACCTCACCAATCGCCTTTTGAAATGATTTCGATTTGTTAGAAAAGTGGGAGAGGGAATTAGATGAAGCGTTAGACAAAAGCTTCATCAGCATCCTCAGTATCTTCACGAATTACATACATCTGAGTAGTTTCGGAAGGATTATAAATCCGAAAGTGATTTTTGCTCTACTTGTTTAATACCTTCTTCTCCAAAATATTTAGCGAATTTTACATCTGCTTCCGTATCACAATACACCCTGCACATCTCAGCCGAATCCCATCCGATAATATCTTGAATTACACTATCTGGAATATTGGATTCAGATAAACGAGTCACGAACCAATGTCTTAAGCAGTGGAAATAGAAGCTTTCTCCTAAGACTTTGCTAAATGTATCTGCCCAGCTATCAAGTGTCCCAGATTCCATGGGTTCATCTATGTATTCTCCATTTACTTTCTTAGGGAATAACCATTCTGATTCAATTCCATGTTCTTTTCTGTAGTTCATCCATAAATCTAAATATGGTTTAAATGGCTTTGCTAATACATATAATGTAAGCCTCTTACCTAAGCTTCCTCTACCCTTTGTTTTCACTTTTTCCGGTGTTTTATATAAAGAACCTAAAATAATGTTCTCGTCATCAAAATATGACACTTTAAATCTAGGCAATTCGCTTTTTCGTCTTCCGCTATTCATAGCCAAAGAAAGTAAACATGCTTTATCATATCTTTTCTTTTCAATACAATAATCCAACAGTATTTGAAGTTGTTCTTCAGACATAATAGTTTTTGTAAATACTTTTTCGTTGACGGGATTTTCAATTTTTCTCACTATCGGTTTGTAACCTTGATATTCATCGTCTAATATATTTGAAATATAATTTGAAAGCGATGAAAGAGTAGATTTTACCCTACGCATTCTGGCTGGCGACCACTTATATTCAGTGAGACAAAAACTCTGATAACGTGCAATATCTCTTTTAGATAAATCTACAAAGAATTTATTGTCGCAATGCTGAAGTAAATATACCCAAAAAACGAAAAGGTCACGTCTGTACGCATTTATTGTTGTTGGTGATCTATCAATAGAACGAAGATAATCCAAAAAATCATTTCCTAATTCTATATTTTCTTTATTACACTGAGCCAATAACTCATCAGTAACAATGTTGTTATGCTGTATTTTTCTACTCATTAAATCTCACTTCCTTTCATATATAAAAAAGAAGTAGAATAGTGGTAACTAAGCTACTTCTTACAAAACTCTTTTAACTCTATTAAGATCTAAATTCTCTACTGATTTTTTATTCATATATTTATTCTCTGTTTTCCATTCACAGAAACTTTGAATCAGTGGGCATAAAGGGACTCGAACCCCTGATCTACCGGTTAAAAGCCGGTTGTTCTAACCAACTGAACTACATACCCAAAACAAAAGAGTGCATAGAAAACTACACACTCTCTATAAATTCAAGATTTAACATCTTTACAAACTTAACAAATCTATCCATCTATTCATTTCATCATGAAATTCCTTATACTTTAAATCTATTTTAGCCATAGCATCTTCATATTCTTCTTTACTAACAATTTTATCATTAATAGAATAAGTAGAAGTAGAAGAAGTATGCTTACAATTTACACATTCACAGTCTTTATCATCTGTTTCGCCAAACAAAATTACTTCTTTGTTTTCATTTACACAATAATCAATAACATCCTGTTCAATATTTCCATCCATATCAATGTAAACAATATCAACATCATCAAAGACGTTATAAAGTTCATCAATTGGAGTAGCAACAATGTGTCCTTCATCATTGACAGATATAAGATATTCATTAATATCATATAAATCAATAAAATTTATTTCCTTAACACTTGTTTCTTCAAGGTTAATGACATTTTGTAAAACATATTCTGCAAGTTCTTTACCAGTAACAAAACCAACAGTTTTGTCTGTATTATATAAATGTTCAATATAAATATCAGAAATCTCTGCCTTGTCATCAAGGTCTATCATTTCAATATCTTCATATTTATTCTTTTTCTTCAAAATCTCACGACCTTTCAGACTAAATATTTTTATTTGCTTTAGACAACTTAAATGCTATTTCATTATGGGCATCTGTATGCCAAGGCTTGCCGTTAATAGCACTTATACCGTCTTTTGCAGGTACTGCCTTCACTGAGAATGTACCAAGCTTTCCAAATTTAATCTTTTCAGTTGAATCTGCCTTTAATGTATCAAAAACAACATCTTCAAAAGTATCAAGAATTACCTTAATATCTGCCTTTGAAGCACCTTCAACTCTTTCGCTAATTGTCTTTAATAATATGTCTTTTGTCATTTTTGTTTTCTCCTTTTTTCTCAATTAATTTCATTTTGCCTTTTCAGCAATTTTATTTTATATTTTTATAACTAAAAAGAGGGTAGCAGCTCAGAATGAGTCTGCTCCCTCATATAACCGAAGTTATTTCCGTTTATTAATAATGGTCGGATTCCATTCTATAATTACAGTTAAGAATATTTCTGCGTATCTTACTTAGCCGAACCAAGCCGAATGGTGGACTGCAATATTGTTTATGTTAATTCAATTCAACGGGATAATAAGCCTTTACACCTTTATTTGTGCAAATGCAAATCATCTGAGATGGCTTCCCAGTTAGTCTTTTTTCTATAGTGTATGAATCTCCGCATCCAGCAAGAGAACCACCACGAATCATTTTTACACCATTTGTCTCATCTACTGAACAAACGTGCATATGACCATATGTAATTGCGTAAGGTAAATATCCTAGAGCAAGACATAAGTTCTGTACACCAGATTTATTGAAACCATCATAATCACCATGTACACTTATATATGATTTTCCTCTAATTTGAATATCAGCAATTCCCGTATCAATATTTCTATGTAAAATATGAAAATTATCAATATGCTTTAGTGACAACCCAATAGCCCAACTAATAATATCATCTAATCGTTCATCGTGAATTGCATCATCTTTTCTATCCATACGTGTATGATTTCCAGATACATTTGACATAAATACTGTTTCAAAATGCAATGATAATTCATAACAAAAAGATGAAATTAATTCTGTTGCAATTTTAATCTGTTCAATAACATTCTCTCTATTTGAAACTTGAATGCTTTTGTGAATATTTCCGGAAATCAGATCTCCTTGAAGACTTACATAACATTTTTTTGAATTATGTAACTTACGAATAGAAATTATCTCTTTTAATAACTGATTAAGTCTATCCTTTGCAACATCTGTATTATATTTCCCAAATATTGAATCAAAAGTTTGACCGATATGTAAATCGCTCAAAATAATTAGCATATCATTATCAGAATCTATAGAAACATTATTATGTTTGTCAAAATTTATTCGACCTAAAGAAGTCAATTCCAATTCTAATTTATTTAATTTTTCTTCAACTCTTGCATCGGTATAATTCTGTTTTTGCCAAGCATTACGCTCATCTCTAAATTGAATTTTTTTTCGTTCTAATTCACGTTTCTGAATCTGTAATTCCTTTAAATATTCTTCATCAGAATTAAAGATTCCTGCGTCTTTAAAATCTCTTGCATACTTGCAAGCTTTTCGATAGGCTGATTCGTCCCTATACTGAGATTCGTCATCACCGAACAATTCTTTATTTACCATTGGAGTTATTTCTCTCCAATTCTTATATTTGCCAGACTGAATTAAATTATCCAACCTCCATATGTAGGCATTATAATTTTCATTTTCTAATCTTGTAAAATCAGATATAGTCTCCACCCACTTTCTTATTCTTCTTCAGTATCAGTAGGCTCGTTAAGTAATTCTTCATCCTTAACTTTTATATTAATTTCAACGCCTGCTCCATTAAAATCAGACAAAAGAGTAGAAATATTCTTTTCTTCGCCATCAATGTCGATTGTCATCTTTTCAGTATCAATAATTCCTGCAACTTTCATTGAAGTAGTAACAGTTTTCTTATATGCAAAATTTGCCATTTCCTTTTTTCTCCTTAAATCCATTAAAATAAGAGAGTATATTACTCTCCTTTAAATAATCGTGGTTAAATCAGTAATAATTTCATCAATAATTCCGAATTTTATCAATTCATCACTTGATAAATACCAATCTTTGCTTTTATTTTTATTAAAAGTTTTTTCATCTATGTTCGTATTGGCAAGAATATAAGACTTCATTTGTCCAATTTGTTTTTTGTAATTTCTCTGAGCCTCTTCAATCTGTTCAGCTGTTCCTTGAAAAGCGGCAGAACCAGAATGAACTAACATAGAAGTATGAGGAAAAGCGTACCTTTTCTTTCCTGATAAGAAAATTAAAAATCCTGCTGACATTGCAACACCCATACCAATTGTGATAATTGGAATTCTACTTGATTTTACCAAATCACAAAAGAAAAGTGCCTGTTCAATATCCCCTCCGTAAGAATGTATAAATAAACGGATAGGTTCAGGGTTTTCGATATCTTTTTCTTCAATATTCATTTGAATAATAATTTTTGCTAACTCAACCAAAGAATAATCTTCTTCAATTTCATAATCTATATAGAAAGTTCTATTTTTTCTATCTTTCCAATAGGTATATACTTCAGGCTCAGGAATGTCACTGCCTTTTGTATCACCAATTAAGGGGATTTCAAATAATTCCATAGGCTAAAACGCCTCGTTCTTTCATAATATTTCTCATAAAAGAGATTTTTATTTCGCAAATAATTCAGCGAACATTTTACTTGTTTCAGATCTAACATCTTCACCAAGATAAATACATCCAAATTTTTCATTGCCTTTAAATTCATTACACATTTTTACCAAAGGGTTATTTATAGTCTTATTAAGTAATGACTGTTTATAATCACCTGATAAATAAATTTTACTATTATTCCCTAGACGAGTCCCAATAAGTCTGATTTGACTTTCCGACAAATCTTCTGCCTCATCACAAATAATTATTGTGTCATTGTACGTTGTGCCTTTCATAAAGAAAGGAACGTTTGTATCTAATACACCAGACATTTTTAAACTTTGTAATTCAAATTCTCCGCCATTCAATGATTGACTTAATGGTTCAAAAAATTTTCCAACTTTATTCTCAATATCACCAGGTAAAAAGCCGACCTCTTTTCCTTCTCCTGAGACTTCTCTAACTCCAAGAATTTTACTTACACGTCCTTTTTCTTGAACATTATACAAAGCCATTTGCATAGAAAGAAAAGTTTTCCCTGATCCATAACCACCAAGAATGGCAGCAATAGTTATATCAGGATTATTGAGAATGTCTAAGGCACATCTTTGTAATGAGTTTTTCCCTTTAATAAATCTGGAAGGTGGAAGTTTTAAAGTAACGAATGTTTCACCATTAAATCTCATTTCTTTAGAACTATCATCATCAGTATTCTCTATAATAAGATATTCATTAGTATGCCATTTTGAATAATCCATATTTTCCATTATAGAATTAATAGTATTTGTATCGCCATGTATTACCTGGTAACCTTTATATATTTCATTACCATTATTAAAAACACTAGATATATTTAATCCAAAAATCCATTTTGCAATAGTTTTACATGCGATGTCATTTGTAACAAACAAAACATTATCAATAGTAGAGGCACATGCACATATTTGATTATCAGGAGTGTTCTCTAATCCAAAATTGTCAATAATTTCTAAAATTTTATTATTTACAATAACAACATCATAATATTCGGGATTTTCATCTAAAATGTGCAGTACTTTTCTAGCACGATATTTAGTTTCTTCATCTTTATTCCTAGAAACTTTTATATGTTCTAATTCTAAAAGAGTAATTGAACTAATGGCAAATTTTTCATTGCCATTTAATAATTTGTCCTGTAAAAACAGAACTGCATTTGTATCATAAAATTTCTTTGCGATGTTAAACACCGCCTTTCTCTTTAAATTTCGCTACTTGGCGATTTTACTTTTTCTGATTTTTTCTAAATCTTTTAAAGCTCTATAATCTTCTGTAAGATAATATTTTGGATTACGTGACTTCGTTCTATGAATCATTCCATAATTTCCAAATCTATAACCTATATTACC